TAGACTTCTATTAACCATAAACGAGTTATAAACTTTCTCGTTATTAGTATCTATAGACATAATATCTATCTTAGAATCATTTATACTATTCAGAAAATCAAAGGGCGAAAGTGTTTTCACTTTTTTCATGCGAACAACAATGCAAGAAGAATAAAATTTGATAGCAATAATATAGAACACATTATTTTTAGGTTTTTATTTTCTCTCGCATGTTTTTTTCTATAGGAGGCACTTTTCATATTTTTTTCTAACAAAGCTTTCTTCATTGGGGTCATTACTTCTATATTTTCCATTACTTTATCTCCACGTTTGCCATGACTTCAGTAAGGCAGGCAACTAAGTTAAGTTCGTGATCTGCCACGAACGCATTTTTATATTGGTAGTCTGCAAGTATAAGAACCAACTGGGGTATACTTTCAGGTACCACGAAGTCTTGCATGTTGTCATAAACATCTCTGAATATACAGGCAGGTTCTAAGTCCATATTATTTACTACCCATTGACGCATCTTCTTAAAGTCTTTATTTTTAATATAAGAAAACAATTGTGAGTAGTTGCTATTATTGTCATTATCTATAACAGTTGTTAGTAATGAACCACCTATAGATCCTCTCTGAGCCTCATTAAGAACTCTCCTCCAATCTGGTGCGTGACGCATTATCAGACCAGCAACAACATCCTTATTGTAGTCAACACCCTCACCATCTAAGATAGTTTGTAGTCTCGTCATAAACTGACCACAGAGTTGTGCCATTATCTTTTTACTAAAAGAAAATTCATAATTGGAACAACGAGAATGAAGGGGTTCGATTATACGATTCTTAAAGTTACAGGTCAGAATGAATCGACAATTCTTAGAGAACTCTTCGATAAACCCACGTAATGCTGGTTGGGTTGATTGTGGATTAAGGTAGTCCGCCTCGTCAAGGATTACAACTTTGTAACCCCCTGAGAGAGATACAGACGAGGCGAACTGTTTGATCTTGCCACGGAGAGTATCAATGTTACCCTCTTCAGAACCGTTGATGACAATATAGTCAAGTCCAAGTTCTTCACATATAGCACGAGCGATAGTAGTCTTACCAGTACCAGCCGTACCAGTAAACATCATATTAGGTATTTCACCACCGTCCACAATAGATTGGAAAGTGTCTTTGAGATCTTTTGTGAGAATGGTTTCTGATACTTTTGACGGGCGATACTTTTCTACCCATAGAAATTCTTTCATAGTTACTCCATAATATATAAATCAATACGCGAATTATAACACAATACGCAAGGTGTGTCAATCAGTTTCAAGTCTATCTTGGTAATTATTTATAGGTTTAATTTCTATTTTGTGCCAGTTGCCCCAAATACAATGAGCTACCTCATGTCCTATATATTCTGGTTGATACATCCACATAGGGTCTTTTATGTATATGATGCAAGTTTTAGATTCTGGTCTCCAACGAGTAAAGGCTTGTACGGTATCCCAATGGTGACCAAAAAACCTTTTCCTTATTTTATTGTACTCTTCTTTATTTTTTATAATAACAAATTCTATATTAGGAGTCAACATCTCAGTATCTTTAACCTCAAACCTATAACCATCTTTTCCTTTAGGTTTGGATACAGGCGTAGTGCTACAAGACACAGTGAATATTAAAAGTGAAATTAAAAATAGTCGCATAAGAAATCCAAAAATTCGGCCCGCCCTATACTCGGACAACCATATCCGAATATTAATCTCCTAATCAGTCGACGGGCAACCGATTCGTATTCCAATCAACTAGGTTGTGTATGAAAGAACTGGATTGGAAGACAGTTCCTTCGGGTTTCTTATGGCACGCCCGGCACGATTCGAACGTGCGACCCACAGCTTAGAAGGCTGTTGCTCTATCCAACTGAGCTACGGGCGCATTTGGAGCGGATAGTCGGTCTCGAACCGACGACCTCGACCTTGGCAAGGTTGCGCTCTACCAACTGAGCTATATCCGCAATATTGGAGCGGAGTGTAGGATCTTCCCCTACCTTCAATGAGTGGTCCCCATTGACTCAATAACTGACCTCCGCAAATTGGCATCCCGTACCGGATTCGAACCGATGTTGCTAGGATGAAAACCTAGTGTCCTAACCGACTAGACGAACGGGACTCTAAACTATTTTTTAGTTTTTTTAGTTCCCTCTTCTGAAATTTCTTCAACCAAACTAATAACTTGGACAGACTGTTCTCTTAGTTGACCAATAGTCAAAAGTTCCTCACCCTTAAAACCTCCACGTTGTGTTATAGTATCTATAACAGCTACAGTAGATCTTGCGATTCTATTGGCTAAGTCGTTCAATTTTTCTTGATCGGTCATCTATTTATACTCCGTAAGTTGAAGTTTTTTCCAGTGCAACGAAGTATTCTATATCAGAATGTGTGCTTCGGAAATTACTTATAAGTTTACTTGAGATGGAAACTTCAAAAGACTCGTTGACAACTTTAATATTATTCACATTAAGAATAAAACTAAACTCTGTTCCTTCGGAGTAATTACCATCCACATTTATAGAAAATGAATTAGATGTAGGATCATTAGAATCCCCGACAGTAAGAACTATAGATCCGTTAGAAGGTTGGATACGAATCTCTTGGTGACCTAATGCAGCAGAAGCTCTTTTGATTTTTGCTAGAGTTTCTACACTCAAAGTAAAACTAACTTCGCTATCAGGCATAGTAATATCTTTAGTGGGTGTAGTTAACATATCGGGATCAGAGTAAAAGTAACGTATAGATGATAATCCTGAACCGTCAGTAATGGTTGCATAGTCATCACTAAAACTAATGTTGGGTCTTTCTACCAATCCTAGAACATTTAGGAACTCGTTTAAGTCATAGATTCCAAAAGTTCTGGGGAAAGTTTCTTCTACCGTAGCAGAAGAGACGACATTTCTTGCTACAGCCATAGTCTTTATTGTGTTACCTTCATTGAAAACAATGTTAGGATTGATGTTAGAGTAGTTCTTAAGAACTGATAGAGTGCGATCTGATAATTCCATAATATAATTCCTTAGTTAATATGACATACATTATACACTATTCCTACACTTTTGTAAAGCACTTTATGCAACTTTTTTCAATGTGGAGAAATTCTTCTTTTTACTGAACACTAGTTTATTCTCAAAGTGAGCATCTTCGAGTTCAGACTTATGAGAGATAACAAACACGTTAGTGTCATCTCCCAACGAGTGAATAATCTTCATGAGATTATCAACTCCATCTTCATCCAGAGAAGAGTCAAAAGTCTCATCCAGAATCAAAAGATTTGTTGCTACAGAGTTCTTCATCTTAGCTACCTGTCTCCAAGTAAACAATAAAGAGAGATCTATTCTTTGTTTCTCTCCTTCAGAAAACGAGTCATATGTAAAAGAATCGCGGTGACGAGATCTGATAGTTTCTTGAAAGCTTTCGTCGAGGTCAAAGTGAACAAAGAAATCTAAAGTCTGTAGGTACTGATTGGTCAACTGATTTATAACAGGTATGTATTGTTTGATAATCTTGGTCTTAATACCAGTGTCCTTCAGAAGTTCAGAAGAAACTTGGTTGTAAGAATGTTGTTCATTTAACTTATACTTCTCGTCTTGGAAAGAGTGCAACTGATCACGAAGATCGTCGAGATCTTTGTTGGCCTGACCCATATCACCTTCACTATCAACAAGACTATCTATCTCAGATTGAATTCTGTCTATTTGATTTTGGAATTGACTGATGGATTTGTTATTACTATACATTTCAGTTTGATCTTTCTGTATAAGGATCAACTCACTATTAACTCTTTCTATTTCGGAATTTACTGACACTATCTCTTCAGCAACTTTAATCATTGCATCATTAAGTTCCTTAGCACGAAACTGAGCTTTATCTTTCTTTTCTTTTCTTAGGTCATCACTAATAACCTGTTCGCATGTAGGACAGGATTCGTTGTCTTCGAAAAACTTAGCTTCCTTAACAATACCTTTAACTTGAGTTTTAAACTGAGTGTTATATGAAGAGAGTTTATTCTTCTTTTCATTCAGAGTTTTCATCTCATTGGTGTGTGCAGGCAACAACTCCTCCACTTTAGAAGACAACTCAATATTTTGTTTGGAAAGTTTTTTTATTTTTTTATGTAGGTCTGCTATATCACTTTCTTTCTGTTTTCTATTAGCGACAGTAATAGCAGTAAGATCTCTGATGTATTTTTTCTGAGAATTTATCTTAGTATTAACAACATCTAATCGGTGGTTATTATCCCCTATAGAATTTTTAAGAAGCGCAATTTTTTCCTTTAGAAGTTGATTCATTTTAGAGAAGACATTTATATCCAGAAGATCTTCGATAACATCCCTTCTCTGTGCCTGACTCAACTGCATAAATGGGACAAAGGAACCCGAACCCAACACAACAATCTGATGAAAAGATTTGTGGTTAAGTTTTAAAATATTTTTCTCTAATATTTGTTGATACTCTTTAGCGTGAGAACTCTGGTCAATCATAACACCATTGACATAGATTTCAAACACATTAGGTTTTATTCCACGTACAATTTTATAGTCTTTAGACCCTATAGAAAACTCTACCTCAACCATAGTAGCCTTAGAGTTTATAGTATTTACCAATTGCGGTTTAGATATTTTTCTGTGAGCTTTACCAAATAAACCAAAAGACAAAGCATCTAACATAGTCGATTTACCAGCACCATTCTGACCCACAACCAGAGTGGTAGAAGAATCCTGTAGGTCAATCTCCGTAAAACTATTTCCGGTAGAAAGAAAATTCTTATATCTAAGTTTCTTAAATATTATCATAAAGTATATTACTCACAAATAAAACATTTGGAAAGGAGGGGTATTATAACATATATAAAGCAAAATGTAAAGTGTTTTTTACATTTTTTCTTTTTCGTGTAGGAAGGCCGTTATCGCATCTTCCATACTTTTACCATACGCGGTCACTTTAGCATCGTAAATCTTAAACATATCTCTACTGACAAAATCCGCTGGGGTTATAATACTAATTCTATTTCTAACAATGAAATCTATATCAAAGACAGAAATGTCTATGTGACTACCGTCTCTTGTAGGAGTCTTGTTAAAAATTTTATCGAAGTTTTCTGAATACTGATTGTTGGGACTTTTAGTTTGTATTGCGTCACCAGTAATATCATTTTTACTAACCATAACTACACTACCTCTAAGTTTTGAGCTTCAATCATAAGTTCCGAAAGTTCGGTCTTGATTCTATTCTTATCGAGATCAGTATCAACCATGTCGATATACTTATGAACAAGATCAGTTGTGTCGTCAATCTTTATATCTCCATTGACAGCGTCTCCAATAAACTCCTTAAAGTTTTCAACTATCTTTAGTTCGTGTATGGGTTGCATTTGAATACGATCAACAAATCTTTCGAAGGTTAAAGGGTCTCCCTTATTAACAACAATCAATTTAACAAACTTGTTATGTATGTAAGAAAGATCTTGGAAAACATCTGTAGTATCTGAGTTATAATAAATCTTTTCGTATATTGTGAGTGGATTATGTATAGGTGTCAATTCTCTGGTATCGGTGTCAAACACATGGAAATATTTCTTGTCATTACAATCATTCCAATAGAACTCCATCTGAGAGCCTAGGTAATGGATATTACCTCTAGTAGATCTAGCATGAAAGTGACCTGTCATTACCATCTCAAATCTATCAAAATGTGTAGGTGACATCCCATCTCGACATTCTAGTCCTCGATCCATCTCAAAACCAGTTAACTCTAAATGTGCGCCTACAATGTCAACTTTGCATGTCTCCAAAAACTTCAACGACTCTTTTTCATTCTCCGGATTAATCCAAGGGACAAGAGCAATCTTACATCCATCATAATCCATGATTCGAGGTTCCTCAACGATATTCACCTCGTTCATATAATGACCCAGTAATTCTTTCAAAGAATTTAAATCATTAGTGTTCTTAAAGTAACAGTCGTGGTTGCCCGGAATTATATCCATAGTAACACCGTACTCCCTTAATTTCTCAAGGAAGATCTTACGATTATGGTTTAAAGCTTTAAAGTTTATAGTTTTTCGATTATCATAGTAATCGCCCAGATGCAGAATCTGAGTTATGTTGTTTTCTTCCAAGTATGGGAAAAATATTTCTGAATAAAAACTTTCCTGATACTTCATGAATATATCAGAGGAATTACGAATACCGCAATGAGTATCGTTTAGTATCGCTACTTTCATGTATAATATAATCCTATAAAATTATGTGGTAATTATACCACACTTCATAAGTAAATGTCAAGTGTTTTATTACAAATAATCTGAAAGATCAGAATCAACCTTTACCGATCTTCTCTTTCTTTTCTTTTCTTCTTTTGCGTAATCTTTGAAGTGACTGTCAGCATCTTTCACAATATCAATCCTCTGTCGAAGAACATCTACAAATGGTTGATTATGAATATGACCATCTATGTTTTCTCCATTGACTAAAAAGTCTTCTATTGCAGCTTCTGAAATATACTTCATCTTTATATCTTGTTGACGTTTCTCGTTTTGTATGCGACGTAAGAATGCATACCAAGAAATCTGTGTGAAGTATGCGAACGCATTAAGATTTCCTGTACGAGTTGCGGCCTCTGGATCAAACCTATTAATTGCTTTGAGACAATTTTCTACAGCATCCATAACCATTTCCTCTCTGTATGTATAACGAACAAAGTTAGCTTTATGAGATAGACCTTCACATATCTTTAAAAAACATTCTGCGATGTAATTAGGTACGATGGGTTTTGATAAACCCTCCTTCTCACATTCCCTAAGATGAGTTACATAGTCTACGACCGCTTGACTAAACTGTTTGTTATTAACATAATGTGGTCTTTTGGATGCTTCACTAGCCATAATTAATAGTTCCGATTTTTATGTTGTTAATGTGTGTATTATACACTATTTTATAGATTTTGTCAATAATTAAATTTATTTTAAAAAAACGCTTGACAATACTTGTTCTGTAGTGTATAATATATCTACTGCTCCGGAGGGATGAATAGAGTTTATATTAATGTATAATACGTTTTTTATTCATGTCCTCTACGATATTTTCTAACCAGTCTTCTACAGCTTCATCTAAGATTGGTTCTTCCTCTACACTATTTTTTAAATTGTCTATTTGTTCTAAAGCTATATCATATTGAAATATCATTTCCTTAGTAGGTATAGCGAACGCCATTATATGTCTAGTCATCAACATAATTACTTGGATTAATCCATCCTGATAAGTCATATAAGAACTAAAGGTGAAATATTTATGATTTTCCTCAGTCAATTTCTCTTTAAGTTTTAATGCGTTTCTTACGATAAAATGACTCTTGTGTTCTTCAACAACTTCGCAGATAACTTCATCACCGTTAATCATTTTAAGTTGTCTAATATCTTTTTTAACTTTCATCATTATCCTTAAGTTGGGCAGTTTTCATATCGATAGGGTATATTTTATATTTAAACCCTTCTTTGGTATATATTTTAATTCTTTCAGCTGAATGTTTTAGTGTAAAATTCTTATAACCTTTCTTGTGAAAATCATCAGCTATATCAAAAAGCTTAGTAGTCTCACCATTGTCAGACTTTCTCAATCCCCTACCTATACTTTGTAACACCTTTACTTGAGATTTACTTGGTGTTGCAAATACAATATTGTGTAAGTTTTTAATATTTATACCAGTACTAAATGTTCCTAAAGAGGCAACTATAATTGCATTATCTTGTTTCTCGACAATACTTCTTATAGACTCTCTGTCAGCAGCACCTACTTCACCCGACACATAAAAAACCTTTCTGTCCTCATCCACAGAATCTTTTATCTTATCAAATAAAACCTTTCCATGTTTCTCAACAAACTGAAACATAACCAGAGTATTTCCTTCCTGATCTACAGCTAACTTTGTAATAAAGTTATTTCTTGCATCATTAGTAACAATCCAATCAATTTCTTCTTGGTATGTTTTACCATCCATAAAGTGACATATGTCATTATGGTACCTTAGTAATAATACAGAAATATCTAAGTCTGCAAGAGTCCCTGAGTCCTGAAGAGCTACCGTAGTGGTAACCTTATATGTCGGACCAAACAAACCTTCTAAGACTAACTTATTAGTTTCCGTTCCATCCAATGTACCTGTAGTACCAAAACGATACTGAGAATTAACACACTTATCCATCATTGTCGATAAGGATTTAGCTTTAAACAGATGAACCTCATCTCCGAACACGACATCGAACTGTTCAAAGAATTCTGTACCAAACCTATATAAAGACTGCCAAGTGGATATGATCACAGGTTTATCTGTAACCTTGTCCTTACCAGAATATATCATGTGACAGTTATTCTCAACATCATAACCATACTCTGAGAAATCTTTATACATCTGTTCTACCAAAGATGTTGTAGGTACTATTATCAAAGTTTTATTTATTTTTTCATTTTCCTTGACAAAACGCAATAAATTGTATATAATAAAGCTCTTGCCGCTTCCGGTAGGAGATAACAACAAACATCTTTTATTTTCTATAGCGTGTGTTATAGCTTTGTACTGATAATCTCTAGGTTCAAATGGCATTCCCCAAGACGACATTTGTTTTATTAATTTCGGATGATCCACATCATTCTTTGCAGAGGGAATTCCAAACTCGTCACTGTCCAGTATTTCCATAGGGTAGAATCTATCAGCACAGAATCTTCTGAGATGCGTATACAATCCAACGGGTAACTCTTTAGTCACCTGATTATACAGTTTGATTCTTCCGTCCCACTGTCTTCGTTTGAAGGCTGGCATAAAACGATAACCCGGCACGAAAAATGCAAAGTATTCTCTCAACTCTTGATCTATAGAAGGATGAGCGGATACCAGCAACTGCGCATGGTTCTTCATTTGTATTTGGATTTTTTCCATACTATATGTATTCGAATATTAAATACCTGATTCGAATTGTCTCCACCTTATCATATTCCCAATAGTCTGATGTCTCCACTTTAAAGTATCAACTATCTCAGTCAAGTGTTGAATAAGAACCTTATAGTACTCCACCTTTTCTTCTGAAGCTACAATCTCTGGATCAGAGTTATAGTAATAGTCCATCTCACCCTTGAGAATCTTTAGACCATTAAATGGATCAGGTTCCCACCCCTTAGACATTAAGGTCTCTTGATCCATCTTACCATTATAGTATAACCACTTTTCCTTGAGCAATACTTGTTGGGAGTTCTCAACTCTTTTGAGTTGTAACTTTGCGAGAGACAAACTTTGTAGATATTTTGCGTGAAGACTTGGAGTCTGTCTAGAAACCTCGTCTAGTTGATGTTGGGGAATTTCACAATCCTCACCCCACTCTTTCATAATTGATTCTAAATCTAATAACATAATATAAATCCTTCATTATATAATTTCAAATTGAGCAAATCTAAACGTTGCATTAAACGTCAGATATGTTACATCTCCTGTGGTTGCATTTAAATCTATAGCACTCAAAGCTGTAGGAATACAGTCCTTGTACTTTATACGGACAGAGGTATTATTTTGACTGGACAAAACCATAACAGTTATGTCTGAATATATAGAAGATACTGGTGTCTCTAGCACTCCTCTAGTATTAGTTTCGATGGTTCTTTCTAACCAAGATTGCATCTCCTTATAACCTGACATACCCTCATCTAGTATCAGAGTTAATTCTAATTCCGAATATGTTATCTTATCTCCAGCCAAAGGAACTGAAGTAACCTTTCTGACAGGGAGTTCCACAACATTTACTGTTGCGCCGGGATGCATGACTGATTGAGCAAAATATTCTAAGTTTGCATAGTATCCTTTATTGATAACAATTCTAAAACCAGTAGGTTGCAAAAAACCTTTGTTATCGGTTAGAGTACTTTCTAATATTCCTGTAGTGGTTGTGACTGGCATGATAACCTCTTTTAATCTATACCTTTATTTATACAAAAAATAAGATAAAAAAAAGGGGCTCTTTCGAACCCCTTCCATTCTTGTCTATATTAGGCAGTCCATTTTACACCACGATAGACTCGCTCTCGTGGTTGCTTCAATGACTGTTTTAGATCTTCAATTTTCCAAGACACACCACGATAAAGACCAGACAATTGTTTAGCCCCTTTCTCGGTGGGTTTATTTTGGATATTGACACCTCTATAGTATGTAGTCATGACATCCTCCTTAGTTAAAAGTTAGATGCGTTCCTTCGGTAAAATCACCTACTTCCGTCTCTTTCGAGATGAACGAAGATGCGTTCCTTCGTCTAAAGACTACTTCCGTTTATATAAAAAAAATATAAATGAACGGACTATTATTTATAATAAAAAAAAGGGAGACCGAAGTCTCCCCTAAAATGATCCCTTTTGGGGATTCTAGTTTTTATAATCTTATGCGAGGATGTTGTCCACACGGAAGATTCTGTAGTACTGATTGGTTTTAGCAGCAGCTAGGTTATCTGAAGGAGTAGGTCCAACAAATGGGTTAGAAGTCATACCATAACGAGTCTTGAATCCGATTCGTGGCTGGAAATCATTCTCACCGACAGCTTTAACCATCTGTAGAGGTACATATGGGCAGTAGAAAATACCTGAGTCATATGGGTTAGTACCCTTATAACCGACAGTGATATAATCAGTAGTTGCGTATGGATCGATGTAAACCTTAGTACGACCATTAAGAACACCAGCAAAAGTGTTACCAGTGTCGTCTACCTGTAGAGTAGTGCTCATAGCAGGAGTGTAGTCCAACATACCTGAAGCAGAAAGTGCAGTAGCAACGTCTGAAGAACAGATAACGATGTTACCCTTACCTCTACGAGTTTGCTTAGCAATTACGTTTGCTTCACGATCTAATTGTACAACTAGACCTTTGAACTTCTCAGCAGACCAACGTCCATCAGCATCACCAGAAAGATCAAAGATACCTTTCTTAGCAACGTTTGATTGTTGTGCGCCAGTAATTGCCTGAGAGTTAATTGTACGAATAACTTCTCGGTTAATTTCTGCAAGAATTTCAGTTGACAAGATGTTTGCCAATTCTGTTTCTGCGTCCAAACCGTGGATAGCTTTCAAGTCTTGAGCGAGTTCAAGAGAGTATTCTGCTTTCAAAGCACGTGACTTTGCAGTAACAGTTGACTTCTCAATTGTGAAACCCATTTCAGCGAAATCAGGACCAGTGTTACCAAGTGATTCAGCAACAGTAGTTTCCATTCCAGAAGCAGCAAGATCAGTTACTCGAGATCCTTCAGAATCGATACCAGCGAAACCAGAAGTGTCAGTAGGTTTGGTTGAACCGTCGCCAGAGAAACCATTTTTAGCTTCGTCGAAGAAAGCTTCGTCGTTAGAAGTTGAACCACCGTTATATCTTGACTTCATAGCGAAGATAAGACCAGTAGGACCAGACATAGGTTGAACACCACAAACGTCATAAGCCATCAAGTTAGGCATTGCACGACGAACCAATGAGATCAATACTGGATCCCATCGTGACTGTGATGTAGTGTTGTTTGCCGCAGTTTCAGTAATGAAACCAGACTCTTGTAGGTGTTGCTCGTTCATTGCTTTTTCTTGGTTCTCAAGAACGGCAGCAGTTACAGCTTTACGCTGATGATCTCGAATAGTTCCGGCACTCTCTTCGTTCAGTACTGGAGACCACTTTTCGATTAGTGTATCAAAAGATTGCATTTTAGTAATTCCTTATTTTTTAGAGGTTTTTCTAAGAGTAGTTAAGTAGTGCTCCATTACTGAAGAAACTTCAACTTCTTCATCAGCTTCTTCAACAAGTGACTCAGCTTCATTGGTTTGCTCTACGATTTCTTTAGCGAAGTAAGATTCTTTGATAGTAGCAATTTTCTGAGTGAATTCTTCTTCACTTTCGAAATCGATGCTTTCTACAAGTCCTTTTAACTTCTCAGTTTGGGTGTCAGCTAGGTCACGACATGCTTCAGAGATAATAGACTCACGTTTGTAAGTTTCTAACTCTTCTGCTAGAGCAATTGCATCACCAGTAGTAGAATTTAACTTCTCTTCTAGTTCTGTAACTTGTTCTGCTAGATCGTCAACTAGGTCAACTTTAGCTTCTGGTACTTCGACATAAGATTCTACAAATACGTCTCTCATCTTGGTCATAAAGTTCTCAGCAATTTCAGTACGGAGACCGTTCTGGATTGCAACTTTATTGTCTTCTACCCAAGACTCAACAACGTAGTTCAAGTATGAATCGACAGAAGAAACCAAATCTTCTTTGATTGTAGCAACTTCTTCTGCGAGTTCTTCTTGATACTGTTCTTCAAGTCGGCTAACTTCTTCAGATAACTTAGACTTTACAGCAGCTTCAAAAATTACCGCAGTTTTTTCTTTGAACTCTTCTGAGAGAGTCGCTTCGCTTTGACATAGAGCATCGATTTCAGATGTAGTATCTGAACCTTCGATTACTAAGTCTTCAGCATCAACGCCTTCGCATACTTTTGAGTATGCAGCTTGTAGATCACCTTTTTTCATTTTGCTCATGCTTTTATACATAGCATTGATCATACCAGCTTTTGTTTTAGGCAAAGAAGTTTTAGCTGTCGCTTTTGTTGCCTTATCGACAGATGCAATAGATTCGTCTTCGCTTGGCGCTTTAACGTCTGTTGCTCCACCTTTAGGCTCTTGCGCTTCTTCGAGAGTTTCCTCCACGATTTCGTTAATATCTTCGTCGTGAAGTTCAACTTCGACTTTACTTTCTTCAGTCATAATTGACTCCTATATTTTAGATTTGATTAACGAGAGGAAATTCTTAAACTCACGAATTTGCACTTCTGGACGATGCGCAACCGTTGCTTGTTTGATTTCAGTCTCCATCTCTTCAATTACTTGAGGTTCTAGAATCCCATTATTCCAAATCCAATCTACACCTTCCATTATACCATTAACGAAAGCATCAGGTGCACTTGGATCTTGTACGATATCTACCGTACTAAGAATAAAGTCTTCTTTGACGTAGTTTACGCCATTTCTTGTCTCAAGACTTCCCATACCACGAGTTGAGACACCTAACTGTACACCACCCTCAAGAAGACCTTTGACAATCTTTCCCATTGGGGTATCTAGTATTTGTGCCTTTCCGACAACATCATTACCTTCTAATTTAAGGTCAGTGATGAGGTGCGAAACTTTATCCAAGTTAACAGTTGGACCTTCGGGGTGATTGAGCTCCCCTACAGCACGTTTCTTGCTAACTTGTTCGGTCACGTATTTTGATACTGCCGATTCCATTATAGGTTTCGGGTATACACGACCATTACGATTCTTTTTGTCTGCTTGCGCGAAAACGCCTTCTATAACGTATGATTTCTCACCGTTCTCTTTGGCTTCCACAATGCATTGTACATCATTATTTTCATTAAACTCAGTAATAAGTTTCATTATAGTTTACCGCCTAGTTCTTTTACCGTACTCTTGAGTGCTTTCATTGCTTCACCCTGAGACTTAAATACATCTAGTTTGTCACCATCAATGTAAACAGTGAAACCTTTAGGTTCCTTAATAATAGAGACAGAAGCTTTGGCAATACGTCCGCCAGCCTTACCGGAAAAAACAACGTCACCCTTCGGTTGTTTTCTTTTTTCTCTAATTTCTTTAAAAGATTTCAATTTAATACCTTTACTTAGTATTTATACAAATTACATTCTTAAAATGAAAATATTTTATGCTGCGTCTTCTTCCGCAACACTCTCTTCTTCGGAATCCTCTTCTTCCAACTCGGACTCTAACTCAGATTCTAAATCAGTTTCATCTTCTAAGGGTTCATTAAAAATATCAGATGCTACAGCAACCTTTTCTGCATCCAGTGCAGTATTAACCTTGTCACCCAAAACACTAGAAAATATAGATTCAGCTCTATTGAATTCTTTTTCACCTACGGCATTAATAAAATCATTTATTGTCATTTCTTGATTATCTTCGTTCATATTATACTCCAAGTTCATCATCTACTTCGTCGTCGCTTTGTGCATTTTCAGCTTCGACCTGTTTTGCCATATCTTCGATATCTTCATCACCAAATCTCATGACATTCTTCATTACCCACTCACGCGAGAAATATTCGCCTACATACTGAGAGACTTGATCCATAGTCTGGAGTCTTTCTCTAAGTATTTCTGATTCTTTTAGTTCCGCAAATTGATTGTCTCGCAAGAAGTCAACGTTGATATCTGACTTCCAACTTTCCCAATCTAACTCTGTGCACACACCTTTCAGAAGCAATTGTTTCTTAAGAATTGATATGAATAGATTAGAAAATTTCTTTCTTAATCTATCAACAAACTTCTGAAACTTAACTTCGTCTCTGTTTATTTCTGTAGCTCTACCAAGACTAAACTGAGCTTCCTGTTCCAAACGATTCATAGGAACATTTAATGAACGATACACCTTCTTTTGGAAGTAAACAATATCATCAATCTGACCTAAGTTTTCTCCGCCTGGTAGTGTACTAATCTCAGTACCTCGACCACCTTCACGTCTGGGTAACCAGAAGTCTTCAAGCATAGACATATGCTTTCGGTCATCCTTCATTTCACCAGTACTTGCATCATAGACTAACTTGTTTCTATAACGAGTCATAATGTCTTTCATGTGTTGTTCCGCTTTACCCTTGGGTAAGTTACCAACATCTATATAAAAGATTCTGCGTTCTGGTGCACGTGCAAGTCTATAGATAACCAAAGAGTCTTCCATCATCCTTAACTGGTTAACTGGTTTGATCACCTTATGTAGGTGAGAAATAACTCTCTTCTTTTCTGGATCTAATAGACCCGAAGTAACATACGAAACAGAATCCGGTGACAACTTTACACCCTGATTAGAACCTGCTTTTTCTTGATAAATGTAAAATTCTTTTACCTTATCTACAAGTTTGGCTCCTGTAACAGGATCCTTTTTGTATTCTACCTCTTTTACCTTTCTTATCTTTGTGGCATCTACAGGACGTATCTCCTGAATACCAGCTTTCAAATTACTTTCGTTGACCAATAGATGATGATATATTCTACCATCGACATACCAACTACGGAACAGATCATGACCATGTTCTTCAAAATTTAACATAGAACATATAGCGTCAAACTCTTCATGTAAAGTTTTCTTAATCTTATCGGTAGTTTCTACTTTATCCAAATCTAATGATACCGAAGCTTCTAATTCTGAAGCCACTACAGATTCATTAACAATATCCTCAATTGCAGCATCCACCTCTGGGTGTTCCGCAATACCTCGATATTTTTTGATTAACTGATGGTTGTCCTTAGCGGACTTACCATTCATATCAACATACTGACCAAAGTGTGAACCGGAAGCGGTTATATAACCAGCTCCATCCTCATCAACCTTGGGAACTATAGAAGGAAGTTTTTTGTTTTCCTCACCAGAAGATTGTGACTTGGATCTTTTTAATTCGAATCCAAATGCTTTTAGAATACTATTGTCTTGATCTGCCATACCTTTACCCTATAATATAATATGGGGGAAAGAAACCTTCCCCCCGTATCATATACTTATACCAATATTAACTAGTAGTATCTGCTTCCCAGTACTGTACTTGGAACTCCACAGTGAACTCTTCTAGAGTATCTACTGTATCATAACTCAGTTCTATAGCACTTAGATTTGTTGGGAAACATCCACGGAACTTATAAGTCTTAAGGACTGATCCATCTTTATCTAATTGTTCTACAAGTAGGTCAGCTTGGTATGCTACAGGGTTAGTTATACCTGTATTTGCACTATGACCGTTCATCCCATTCATCCACCTTTCCAAAGCATTACGCACTTCGAAACCAGTGTCGTTAATTACGGTAGGAGACCATACTTCAAAAGTACGATCACCAGCAATCTTTAACTGACGACCACGGAAAGGAACTTCAATAACATTCATGATTGATGCTGGCAATTGCGCAGCTTTACACATAAATGAAGTCAGTTCTACATCTCCGCCGGCATATATTGGGAAGTTGACTGTTGCACGAAACAGATTAGGACGTGCACCACCACCTTTTAATTTTGCTTTAAAATCATCTACTCTTAATGACATGATTATTCCCCTTATACTGTGCCAACGACTTCTTCAAAGTCAACACCAGTTCTAACCGCTACGAAGTTTAGAGTTACGTAGTTGATGGAACGTGCTGGTTTGATGAAGCAAGATGCTATAAATTCGTTGCGGTCAATAACTTCCGGAGTATTGTTTGTTTCATCACAAACAACACGGAAATCACTAATACCACGACGACCCTGAATTTCACGTAGGAATGGTTCTACGATGTTTACGAACTCAGCACGAGTAAACTCGTCGTTGAATTCAAACATAACGTTTTGTCCAGCTTCACTAATCGCTCGTTCGATAACTAAGAATAGTCTACGAACATTTATTCGATCGAATGCTGAAGGACGTTTTAGGTGAGTTTTATCACCGAACAACATTATACCTTGACCCGGCATACTGACAATAGGATTAACGCCTTGTTTGTACATTACATCCCTTTGCGTTTTAGTTGGGTTATGTAATAATTCAGTTACACCAAGATACTGTCCACGTCGTGAACCAGCTGGTGAGAACCAAGGAGCTGAAACTGAGTCTGATGCCGCCATAATACCAGCTGTAGAAGACGCAGCTGGAATAGAGACATATGTATCATTGTACTTATCGTAAACTTTTAACCAATTTGAGTCTACCACCAAGTAAGAAGAGTTGTAATTGTTTGTAGCGAGGTATCCAGATACGTCACCAGTGGATGCAGAGTTATAATCTACAGAAACCACAGCAACACAATCTTTTCTATCTTCAGCGATAGATAATAACTTAGAATGCATAGATGAGATATTAGCCTGATTTCCAGCTGGAGCTATTAAAAAGTCAATCTGAACTTCTTCCTTGTTTGCAAATGCATCATATCCAGTATGATAATGACTATTTGTTGGAGCAACCTTTGTTCCTCCTACAAGAGTGAAGTCTTCTGGTGATGGTGAGGCACTTGCGGTTACCCAAGATGAACGAGACTCTAGAACGTCAACAACGTAATTGTTAGTTCCGTTTGTAGTCTTTGATCCCTCAACACTAGAAACATATTCGAAAGTTTCGACAACGGAACCATCTAATAAAACTACAACATGAAGTTCATCACCTTCTGGTGCTGAAGTGAACGAGGATGCGTAAGTCCAATTATCGAATTCATTAGTGAGTTGGTCAGTGTCAAGAGCATCTATTGGACCACATACTGAAACGGAAATAGAGTTTCCTAATAAGCCTGGGTACTTTGCTGTGAATGTAGAGTCAGAGGCCTTAGCGCCTGGGTTAATGTTTACAACGTATAAACTTGATGAATATTTTAAGAAGTATGCGGCAGAAAGGTAATCATCTACTTCCACACCTCCTGATGTAGGGTTTCCAAAAACAGCTGATAACTCAGATTCGTTACCGATTAGAGTTGGTGTGTTTACTGGACCCCAATTGAAGTCACCTACTAATGCACCAGTCGTAGAGGTGACAGAAGGAACGGTTCCCGTCAAGTCGATCTCTTTGATCTGTACCGCTGGCGACTCGGAAAATTTAAGAGTCATGATAGTGTCCTTTTTAGTTAAGGTATAATAAGTTAGTCATAATACGGAATTCTTTCTCAATAGTTCTATTTATAATTTTTTAGTTCTTTACTTACCATTCGTCGTCGACGAGATGTCTTTCCCCTATGTCATGCCAACCTGTATCGTATATATTGTCAGATTCTATCTGTTTCATAAATTCCGATCCATCATCTATGATACCAAAAGGTGGGACATCCTGTTCTATAGCGACCATTTTTTCCTCGAACATCATTCTTTTCAAATCTATATCAGTCATATCGGAAAAGAACTGAGTTGATACAAAGTAACCAAACATGACAAGGTTCATCATTAGATCATCATGATTTCCGTTGGAAGCCTCATATGAGGTCCCTTTGGCTGTAAAGGTTGAGACTTCTGATATAGTTTGTTCGTCGTGAATATCTAATTTATTATTTTCCAACAAATCTTTTACCGCAGAACATCCAAGTCTTTTTACCTTCCTTGTCATCTCTATACCTAAAGCATTGGCTTTAATAGCCGACTCTGTATGCAAGTTCTCATATTCTAGTTCGTAGTACAAACCGTTACAAACTACTTGACCTTGATCGTTAGCTTCAACCACCGTGTATGCGTTATTGTAGAGAATCGAATACTTATAAATAATATTTGGAAAGAGTATCGGAGAAATACTATTATTGCGATACACCGCAACCTGTTGAAAGGGTTGGACCGTTATATCGATTACGTTGAACGTACTGAAATCCTGACCTCTTCCTCGTGCTACATCTACGAGAGTGATGTATTGATGATCCTTAATAGGATCTTTGTATATTAACAAGTCTCCCTGTTCTAGGGATCTTTTGTAAGGCTTCGCCCTTAACTTAAGTAAAGTGTCTCCTTTGACCAGAGTGTTACCAGTACCGAAAAAGGTATTACCGAACTCTTGATCAAATTGCATTTGTGATGTATTGGAAATTGTTTCTTCCTTCCACTTATCGTCTCTGCCAGGCACGTCCCACCAATTAACTTCGAATGCTTTGTACTCGTTGACCTTTTGTTTTGCGCCTGTCCAAATTCTCTCGAAGACATTACCTATGCCGTTTGCGGTAGAAGTAATAATAACCTTGGTATTTCTACCAGAGGATACTACTGGGTAGGTTGAAGTGTAGAACTCTGCATCATTATCTACAAATGCGAACTCGTCGAGAAACAATAAATTTACTGACATACCTCGAATAGAGGAACCAGAAGTTGCAGCTGCAATGATTCGTGAGTTGTTACTAAGTTCTATAGAACCCTTGTTGAGTGCTTTACATCCTGGCTGTAGAAAGAAGGGAAGATTCTCCAACATAAGTGTCACACGTGCAAGCATTTCTCTTGCGGTAGCACCTTTGTTAGCAAGAACTGCGATAGTTTTTTCGGGATGAAATAACGCATACCAGAGAAGGTATGCTACGGAACTTATAGATTTTCCTGACTGACGACACGCCAGTACAATAGAGAATCGATTATCATTAAAGTGGTCGAACATCTCTTCTTGATAATCGTAGAGATCGAAAGGTACTAGACCTTTGTCAAGTGATATAATTTTAACATAGGTTCGAGCGAAGTACGCTGGATCTTCCATGCACTTTTTATATTCTAGAAGTTTCTTCTGTGTCCACTCCTCTTGTACACCGTCACGTTTTACGTTGGGGTTTCCAAGATAGTGTGCAGCGGTACTAGATTTCGTTTGATCCAGAACTGTCGATTGCATCTTCTGCTTCAATCACCCTTTCTTCATTATCTAGGTTTCCCAACATTCTCTGTAAGTCGGTTGTCGAACCTATAAAAACATTATTATTTGTAGTTCCGTTTGGAAGAGCGTTGACGCTTTCTTCCGGTTTGTTGATGTCTTTATGTTTCTTATTCAGATCCATAAGTTTATCATTAACATCGGAAATATTCTTAATCATTCCAGACAACACTTCAAAAGCTCTAGGGTGTTCACTTTCTCTAGCAACTTGTATCATCAACTCAAGAGACTCTCGACCCTTTTCGATTAAATCGTAATATGTATCTCTGGAATGTTCATAATCATTTTCTATATTATTTTCTTTATCAGATTTCATTTCCATCATTATCCAAGTATTTCACATTAAATCCATAGTCACTGTCAGGGCTTACACCAATAGGATCTGGTGTAATATTTATAGTCTCAAGAGGTAGGTTGTTTTGTAAATCTGTTAGTATACTCAAAGGTGTATTAACCTCTCTAATTACAGATCTGTCTCGATCAGGACCATAGAAGTTTATTTTCATCTGAAAGTCCAGAGTATAGATTATGGTCCTTCTCTGTTCTAAACCACTTTCGTAGTCATCAGAGAAGGTTATTCCTTGAAGAACTACAGGGACATCTTCCTTGACATCTGGATAATCTGAAAAAGGTTTGACTGTCAAATTATATTGAGGAGCGAAGTAAGGTATGATTTGTTCTACTATTTGTAAAGCATCGTCTTGGGATTTGGCATATATATTTAATTGAAACTGAATATTATAAGGAACTCCGGTATAAACCTTTCTGGCCTTTGTTGCATCAGAAGAGAGAGGTTCTTTATATGCATTAACCTTTGGAAGTTGTCGCATAGGGTCGTAAGCTAGATCAACAATCTCAAATGACATTCTCGGAAGTTTCATCGCAATTCTTCGTTCGGACTCCTCCCCATTAGACATGGAAGATAATCTTTCTAAGAAGTTTCTCTTAGGAGCATACGACAAAGGAACTTTCACCTGAGATATTACCTCATTAGATGCGTTCGATCTTATGACATGCAAGTTGTTAAAAAGAGATCCGAATATAGATACTGTAGTTCTTACTCTCTTATTATAAAAATGAGTTCCAAACATTATGACGGGTCTCCAAATGGATTAGTCTCACTAAAGTCCAAGAAGTCTGATTCGAAATCGTCGAATATCTGATTCTGGGATTCTATCTGTATGTCCTGAATCTCTTTAATCTGTGTGGGTATCCAACTTGCAGTCTCACTTGTTATCGGAGATGTCGTGGTCCATAGATGGAACTTACCATCGGTAGCTCCGGTATGGGCGATAGATAACGTCTTAGTATCACTATTCCAAGTAGTAACTTCACCCTTGATAATGTATTCTCCGTTATCTTGAGTTAGTACTTGACCATCCAAGAAGTCTCCACCGGATACTGGAGGCGATACTGTGACCGTAGGTGCAGTATCATACAAACTCCCTTGGTTCTCTATTGTTCCTCCAGTAACGGATCCACCAGAAATTTCTAGAGTAACCTCAGCTGTTACCCCAGCTGGATCTGATGGAGATGAGAATATTGCGGTAGGAACTGTGGTGTAATTCTCTCCAGATTCTATAATATTTAAATCTGTGACCTTTCCTTCACTATCAATAACTGAAGATAATTCTGCCGAAGAAGATAAGTAATCCGACATCACCAATTCATATTTAAATGCTGATTCCTGTTCTACAATATCAATACCTTCTATACCAGTATCAAAATCTTCATCATTGTATTCGAATAACTCACACTGAAGCCTAAACGTCGGAAGTTGACTTAGTTGGTAGAAAGGAGTTTCTGTTTCTACCTTCATTATCTGAAAGATAGATTCTGACATAGGAAGGAATATTAAATCACCCTCCCTAGGTCTAAATTTCTGTGAGTCAAGATAGTCTCCTATCAAGGATTGCCATCTCTTACGAGCAACAACAAATGTTGCTTGGTCTCTCAATTCAATGCCAAATTTGGTGAATAGATCACCCTCTCCATCAAAACCGTCTTGGTTTTCAATGTACATTTCGACTTTGTATGAATCTGAGAAACGAGAAGGTACATCATCAATAAAGATAGGATCTCTATTAACAATTTCTCTGGGGAGATAATACACATCTTGACCGTAAAACTGTATAGATTCTATAATCAAATCTTCATACAGATTTTGTTCGCTGCGTACTCTTTGACTTATATAACGATTAGTGGCCATGTTAACCTACAAAGAAGATCGGACCTTCGTCTTCCTCTTCTCGGAACTTCTCCATAATCTTTTCGATGTCTTGTAGAGAATCCTCATATATCTGACGAGCATTAACTGTAACACCGCCGGGCAGTGTCATACCGTCAAACTTTATAAGATTAGTTCCCCATTGTCTTTTGACAAGGGCTGTAGAATATGACTTAATAAATTTATGATTCCACAATGAATTATATTCATAATCAGAGTTAGGAGTTCTCATTCCATAAACTTCGAAAACAACATATTGTCCAACTGGAATCTTGGATTTACTTAAGAAAAAGTTTACTCTATTGTTCTGTCTATCGAATGTTATCTCTGGCAAACCAGAAAGTTTCATATCTAACAACGATAGATGTTGTTGCATTTGTTCATAATATGCCATATCACCGGCATAATTATTTAAATCTGTGATATCATTTAACATCATTTGATACTTGATATCAAAGAAGTTTGTTTGTCCTTGTACAGTATTAACGGGCAACATCCTAACAACTGACATGACATCCACACCGAAATCGATGTATCCGTTATCAATATCATCCTGTGTTAGTTGATGTGACAAATATTGTCGTTTGGAACCGTCTGGATGATGTTCACGAAACCACTGAAGGGCTTCATCAATTCTATCGTCCAATTGGTCGTCATCAATATTTACTTCTACTACTGGATGTCCTAAAGACCTCAAGCAGTAATCCATCAATTCGTCTTTACTGTTCGGTATCATATAACCTATTCCTATTTTATAACTAGGGTGCCACGTTGTGACACCCTGTTATATTTATACAATTTATTAGTTAACGATGTTACCGTTAATGTCATAAATGTCGATACGGAAGTGTGAACTCTGCTGACCGTCTAACTTGTCAGAGTTGTCTACTGTAAGACTAACTGCATCGCCAGGTTGTAAAGCACTATCCGCCTTAACACCTTGAGCAGCAGTTGCGACATCGGCAGTATTTGCCTTAGTTGCAAGACTATTAGTCATAGTAGATGCAAAGTTCGCATCGTCACCTAGAGCAGCAGCTAGTTCGTTGAGTGTATCCAACGAAGCAGGAGCGGCATCAATTACATTAGCAACCGCAGTTGATGCGGCATTGTCTGCGTAAGTCTGTGCAGAAACAAGTGCAGCATCCGACTTAGTCGTTGCATCAACAGCTGCGGCAGCTTGAGCAGCATCCGCTTTAGTTGTTGCATCCGCAGAAGCAGTCGCTTCAGCGGCAGACTGTGCAGCATTTGCTTTCGAAGTCGCATCAGAAGATGCAGTAGAGACAGCAGCTGATTGAGCAGCATTTGCTTTACTAGTTGCATCCGCAGAGGCAGTTGCGATAGCATCCGCTTCAGCAGCATCTGCCTTAGTCGTTGCATCAGAACTTGCAGTCGAGATAGCAGATGTTACAGCACTTTGTCTTGCAGTAGTCTCAGCAGAGATTGCATTGGAGTTAACAGTAATTGCATCAGCATTAGCCGTTATACTAGCAGTAAGAGTAGTATCAGTTCCACTGAGAGCATTTACTTCACCTTGTAAGGTGGATATTGCAGAAGTTCTTGCAGTAGTCTCAGCAGAGATTGCAGAAGTGTTAGCAGTTATTAGTGCTTCCAAGTCATCTTGTAATGAGAATCCACCAAGTGAAGAAACATCATATACTTGTACATCGGATTCAGTGTGTGCATATAATTTCTGAGAAGAAGATACTGTATGATGGGTTGAACCAGTAACAATCTTTGTTGGTTCCTTAGAAAAATCATTAGTATCATATATTGACACACCTTTATCATGGGAAAGAAGATTTCCGCTTTGATCATAAATTTTATCGTCGAGACCAAGAGATAAATGATTACCAAATTCGTACATGGTTCTTGGACTTGGTTTAGCAGCGCTAAGTTCGGCAAGAAGGGTGTTTGTTCCAGCTTGATAAACTCTAGTTATAATAGGATTTACACCATGATAATGAACAGCATAATAACTTTCAGTAGCAGTCACAAAGTACTTAACATCATTTGTACACTCTAATGTAGCTACAAGTTGATTATCAGAAGTGTTATAGACAAATATTGCACCAGCTACATTTGTGACTTGACTATAGAACAAATCTAGAACATAGAAATAATTTCCTCCAGCTGCCATATTATATCCCCAATAACCACGAGGATCTGCGGCCGGGGGAGCTGTAATTGATGTCGGTGTTACTGATAACAATACTGATGCATTAGAATTAGGCATTTGAGCAGCAATATCACTCGCATTCCAAACATGAACCGTTGGCGTAGCACCGTAACTATCGCCATATTTAGCAGCATAGAATTTACCATCAGCAAAACCGACAGATCCCCCAAAGCCGGGATCAGCGGTAGCTCCAGAATCTAGAGTATGGACGTGATGTGCTTGACGTGGGCCAGTACCCGTTATTAGGTCTGATAAATGATGGAAGTTAATAGAACCGTTCTGAGCAGTACCTAGCTTAGCATTACCAGCCATAAGAATCTTGGTAACTGGATCATATGCAAATTCACCGGAGGATGAACCAACTAACTCTAGATGATTAACTAAATCACTAGGAGAATAGATTCGCATATACGTATCATCTCTTACCAAAACTACATCATCATGTACTATAACTTCTTGTCCCCAATCATCACTGCTTACAGGATCCGTAATAGTAGATTCTAAAGTTGGAGTTCCATCCACAGGATTACCATTCAAGAAATCTTCAATAGAAGAAACACTTGAAGCATCTGCCTTAGCAGCAAGAGCGGTAGTCATTGCACTAGCGTCTGCCTTAGTAGCAAGAGCAGCAGTAGTTGCAGCATCATCTGCCTTAGTTGCGATAGATGAAGTTACTGAAGATGCAAAGTTTGCGTCATCTCCAAGCGCAGCAGCCAACTCATTAAGAGTGTCTAGAGCAGCAGGAGCAGCATCTACAGTCGCAGCAACAACCTGATCGGCATATGCTTTAGCGTCTGTTTCTGCTTGATCTGCTTTACTAGTTGCATCAGCACTTGCAGTAGAAATTGCAGCAGCTTGTGCGGCATCTGCTTTAGTTGTTGCATCAGATGCAGCGAGTGCGACAGCTTCAGACTTAGCAGTAACGATTGCAGCTTGTCTTGCAGTAGTCTCAGTTGATATTGCGGCAGTTCTTGCAGTATTCATTTCCGTTGTAGTTGAGTAACCAGATAAGTCTACACCAGCAACACCTGAATCAACATATGCTTTAGTAGCAAATAAAGAATCGTCTACAACATAATTCGTAGTAGTGTTTAAACTTGCAGTTACTTTAAATGATGCAAGCATATTGCCACGAACCTGATTCCTTGTAACAACTATGGAACCATCAACAAAAACGGAAGCACCAAAAAGGTTGCTATCTAAAATCGCAGCTCCAGCATCAGCTGAACCAAAAACTACACCATCATCAAGTGCAACTTGTTTTACCTCTTGAGGAATCTCTCCGATATAACTACCATCGGTGGTATCAAAAAAGTGTAATGTTTTGCCGTTTACTCTAAAGTCAGACTGACCATAAGTACCAGACGAATCATCTTGGCCTTCTTCCAAAACTACCAAAGTATCAGTATTTTCATCAAGTAAGATTTTCGCACCAAAGTCGGTGTTTTTAGATCTTAATCCTGAAGGTAGATTATATGAGTTAGTAAAGGTTCCAGTATTCACATCGAACTCTTCCACCGAATAATAAGTATTGGCTGTTCCATTACCATCTCTGTCAGTAAAATAAAACTTCCCGTTAACGAAAGCGTGTTTGTTAGGCAAACCCCACATATAAGCATCACCTAAGCTAAATGTGGTTTCTTCGGTTGTCATCCCAGAATCAAAACGATATAATGTTGGACTATATCCTACGGCGAAGTCACTTAGAGTTGACTCTACTACATAAACCTTTCCAGTGGTTGGGTCTGTAAAAATAAAATCTCCGAAGTTTTTATTGTTTACACTTTTTACAATCGATCTAACGAGACTACCACTATGATCAAATACTTGGACAGCGCCTGTATTATCAGTACTTGATGTTCTATAGTAACCATAACCAACGTATATGTAATTATCATCTACAGCTATACTTTGAGGAGATCCATATCCATTACTTTGATAAGCCCTAGTGTCTATAGTAAAGTTCTCCTC